ATTAAGGTTGAACACGCTTGTATTTTTATTATTATTTAACAAAAACAAAAATAATTGAAACTCTTATAAATTAAAACATTAATCTACTGTAATATGATACAAATAATCAACGGAAGAATTTACTATTTAGGTATTTACGGTAATCTTTTTAAAGACATTACTGATAAATATCTAAAATATTAATTATCTGAACAAAAACATTAATCTATCTGTACTGTCTTAAATGACAAAGTTGTTGTAATGCTTTTATAATTCACTAAAAAAGCAAAACACATGAAAGTAAAGGTTGTTTTTGGGCTAGACCCAACAGGACAAGATTTAGACATTACAGAAGAAATTACTATTCCTTCTAATATATGTTTATTTTGTTGTCACGATTCGAGATTGCAGATTTCAAGACTTCACGATGAAGTTAGAAAAGCACTTGAATATAAAGGCTATGATTTAAGAATGTATTTTTCATTACTTAAAATATATAGTCTTTAAAAAACAGCATTACAACAACTGTACAGTAGATTATTAACCAAACATTTAGCTGGTTACTTTTGATTAGTAAAAATACTGTAAGTTTAACCCTATTTAAAGGCAATGAATAACAGTTACTATCAATGAGCGAAAGTGGGCATTAATACACGGATAGCTAATCAAAAGGTTTTAGTAATTATATTTGATTATTATTAACAATTAAAAAAACAAAACAATGGAAAACAAAAGAAACCAATTGAAACCAGGTGATACAATTAGATGTATCAAAACATTTTGGAATAATGAGACACAAACCCAAGTTAAAGAAGGTTATATTGTGAGAAATATGACCCAATTTGGTATTGATTGCTTATCACATCCTGAATGTTGGGAAAAAGTAAACTCAACAAGAGAACAAGCAATAACTTGGTGGGATAGTATTGACCCTGATTTGAGAGTTGATTTTTGTATCTATTACAATGATAAATTAAATTTATCAGGTAGATTACCATCTTCTTTAACAGGTAGAGAAATTGAAGAGATTTGGAAAAATGAAGTTCAAGTAAAAGAGCTTTCAAATGTTCATCATAACGCTGAGTATTTGAAACCAAATCAAAAACAATTCAAACAATTTGATGAATCTTTGCATAAAGCATATTTAAATAAATTTTCGGAGGAAGATAAATTTAAAGCTTTTATATCAAATTTAAATGAGTTGACAAAAGAAATTCAATTTAATGCTTTTCTTGCTACTTTAAAGAAAATGAACTTAGATTCACAAACACAATCTAATATTATGGCTTTAGTAGCTTTGAGAGATATTTAAAAACATTAATCTATCTGTACTGTCTTAAATGACAAAGTTGTTGAAAAACTATCCCTGAATTATTTCAAATAGCGACCCAACGTGGAGTACAACAACTGTACAGTAGATGATTTTTTAGTCAGGTGGCGGAATTGGTAGACGCTATACATACTGTCTCTCTTAAACAGTTGCCTAGTATGTCCAATGTTAGATGTGGTGGCATACATCATACAGGTTCGAATCCTGTCCTGGCTACAATTAATTATTAATTTTTATAATATGGAAATAGTATTATTATTAGTCGCATTACCTTGGTTAATATTATTTGATACCATACCAAAAATGTTTGGTTATTCAGGTTTAATAGATTGGTATATTGAAGAATTTGGTGGTTATGCAGATATAGTGTTAATGTTTTATGTCTGTCTTACACTTTTATGTATTTTTATTCATTACATAATTTAAATGAGTACATTTTTTATAAAATTAAAAACAAAACTATGTGGGTAAAAAAACAATTAATCATGCTTTCTACTAATGAAAAAGCAAAAATGTGGTTAAATAAATTTAGCAATCAGTTGCATATAGACACAGTAGAAAAAGAAAATCATGAAAATGCCATTAATCAACATCTTTATTTTCTATCATCTGATGAAATCAAAGAAGGGGATTGGTACGAAAACAACGGAGTAATTTTTAGAGCAGATTATAAATTTGATGATGGTAATAATCCGAATCAAAATAAGAAAAATAGAAAGATTATTGCTGCTACTGATAGTTCTTTAAGAATTGGAAAATTAGAAGTTGGTGGTAAAATAGAACATTTGCCGCAAATACCTCAATCATTTCTCAAAATATTTGTAGAAGAATACAATAAAAGTAATGTTATTACTGAAGTTATGGTTGAGTATGAAGAAGTAGAAGTTTATGAACAAACTAAAAATGAAGGGTTTGGAAGTTATTTTAGTAAAAAAGAATCTAAATATAAACTCAAAGTAAACTCCAAAAACGAAATAACTATCAGAAACAGTACTTCAACATCTGAAGAAATTGGTGAAAAAATAGTTAAATATTGTAAAAAATACGAAGGTACAAATAAATACAATGATGTATTAAAAGCAATTGAATTTGGGTATCAATTAAGTTTAAATGAAGATGAGAAGTGAAACTACAAAAAGAATCTTAAAAAGGTCAAGAAAACCTCGGTATGTTAAGATTAAAAGATGGCTTGCAAAATTTATTGTTAAAATCAAAAAATAAATAATATGATAACATTTTTATGGATGCTATATTTAGCATTTTCGTTGTTGATGATATTAACAACAGTTAGAATTATTTTTAATTTGGATAAAAACCCTGATAAATCAGATGTTTATCGTGTTGCGTTAACGTGTTTGTTATGGTCTATTTGGTATTTTTATCATCCAAAATAAAATAAAAATATGGAAACAACTGCCTAATTAATACTAAACAGTATACTAAAGTTGACTACGTCAAAGTATCTGATATAAAGGCATAACGTGAAACAGATATTGGTCAGCCGCCAGAGAAGATACAACACAGTTCTAAGATGTGTTTAGTTTAGGTTAATCGTGATGACTGATAAGTAGAGAGTGTAGTGCTACTAGAGCCTTGCTTGTTTTAAAACATAACAGGTTATATTCACTTAGAGAATGGGTAGTTGTTTCTTTTTTTATTTAAAATTATAAAAGATGTATTAAATAACAAACAAAAACTAAAAATATGTTTTTAACAAACGAAATAACAATCATCAATGGAATAGTAAATCTATTTTCTTATATGATCCCAATACTGTTTTATTGTTTATGGATAATGATAACATTTATAGTTTCGAATGAAGGACTCAAAACTATATTTCTCAACAATACTGGAACAACACACAAATTTCCTATTTTAATTGGTGTTAGTATGTTGGTAGTAATAGATATTGTGTTTTTTATTTTTCTACTTAGATTATTTATACACTAAAAACAAGCTCATGAAAAGAAAATTAATACATAGGGGTGAAGGAAAATTGTTAATAGGGTTAATAATAATCATACTCATGTGGGGTGGGTTTTTATTTCATCCTGTGATTATTTCAATCATAAAAGGTAACCCAATTTGGTTATTTCTATACGCTTTGTTTCCTATAGAAGCGATTATTGTATCTTTATTAACGAATATTATTATTAAAATAACAGAACAATAAATAAAATTCAAACTCAAAACCATAAATAATCCAGCAAACAAAAAACAATAACAACATGGGTGAAATCATCATTAACGGAATTATAGGAACAACGATATTAATTATAATCGTATTAGTAGTACCTTACATAGTGGGAACAGTGTATGTTATTATAAATTTATTGTATCGAGAGGGTAATATTAAGAAAATAAAGGAATATAGTTGGTTTTATATGTGGGTAAGAGGTATATTATTATTGTTGGTATTATTATTTTGGTTTGGACTTATTATGGAAATGGGTGTGAGAATTACGGGAAGTAGAATAGGAATTTAAATATGGGTAAGGGATAGTGGGTGGATAACAAAAACACAATGTGGGAAAAATAATAATAATGAGGTGTGTTGTTATTTAATAGAATTAGTTAGTATGTGGAATGTTTTGGTATGTTAGTTAGTTGTTGTGTTGCGTTCCGTCCATTATCCCTACACCACACCGCACCTCTCCCTAACAACAATATATCTTTATATACAAAACAACATATTATTATAAATTCTCTCCGTGGATGTCAAAACAAATTTTGTACATTTAAGTAATAAAGGTTATAAAAACAACAACATGTATAAATCAAACAAATCAATCACTATTGTAGCAAAAATAATTATAGGGATATCATTAGTGGGTTCTGTATTATTAATTGCTGGGTTTACGGTTTTGGGTTTTAAAATCATATCAAACCCAGAAATTGCTGGTGAGTTCTTTGGACGCATTGTTAAAGGATTTAATGACATAGTAAAATAAAAAGTAAAATCACTTGCTTGCAGATAAACCTACCATATCACACCTCTCATGGCGAAGTATATCAGTAGAAGTAGAAACTGTACTAGCAGTTGTGTTTATTGTAGAGGTATTAATAGTAGTGAGTTTAAGTCTCACCTGGCGTATAGCAAACATTGGACACTATGCGTCGGCTCTGATTGAAAAGAGTATTAATATTCCACTAGAATTTGGACAAGTGATTTAACCCACAGTGAGATTACCTATCAATCTGTGGGTTCTACTTTTAAGCTAGTTTATTTTTGAAAACAGCAACACTAAAAAGTAATATGGGGATATTACTTTGAGTTAATTGGTGATAGGAACTCTATTACTTGATAATTCCAATTAAAGTGCAAAGAGGTGGGATTCCTCATTATTTTAAATTCATTAAAACAATGATTTTTTTGTCAAAATTTTTTGTGTACATTCACATCAAATAAAAAGCATGGAACAGTTAAAACAACAGGTATTTAAGGTTATGGATCTTAATGTTATCAACAAATTAGTTTGTTGGACGGAACAAACCAAGAAAAATTATCCTTTATTGGCAGATACAAACCGAAATTTTGTAATTACCGGGATAAAACCAATGAAAAACAACATGTTTCAAATAATGTTGTTTACACCTAGTAATAAAACTTCTCATAAGATCAAAGTATCGGATTTGACTATCAGATCTATGTCAGTCAATATGGTTGAAGATGCAATCCAGGAAAAACCATCAGTGATGATAGATGGAAATAAATTAAATTAAGTCTAAATGAAAATAGAAGAACCACTAAAGGGTATTTTGTTATTTATTCTATATATCATATCATGGGTATTATGGATATTTAATATACAACTGGGTGAAGTTCCTCTGTTTTCATTTGGAATTATATATGTGTATTGGTGGACATATCAGTGGGCTAAGAGAAATCGACATAGAAATATTTGGATATACAGACTTTATTATTTCATGAAATGGGCTTTTATATTTACAATAGCTTATTTATTCTATGGATATTTTAAAGAAAAAATATTTGATGAAGATTAACATTGGTAGGCAAAGCCCTTTTTTACATTCACATCATGAAAAAAGTAAAGGTTATGAAAAAAAGAGAATTTAAAGTAGGGGATAAAGTAAAAATCCCTAAAACTAAAAACAAAGGGTGCTTATTTAGTTCATCACACGTGATTGATAGAGCGAAAATAAGAAATCAAGATTATTTGTTTATAATCCGCATAGACGAATGTTTTGAATTAAAAGATAATACTTATGTGTTAGATTGGAGGTATGACGGCATCACTAATATTGGAGGGGATCATTTTGCAAAAAGCGATTTAGAACACTATGAAGAAGAGTTTGTTTTGCCTAAATGTTGGTTTGTTTTATGCGATACCAGAGAAGAATTTGATATTATAAACAAATTTTATGGTAAGAATTGGATATATTCTACCACCAAAAACATAAACGGGTATCACAACAATGGCGATGATCAAACACATACTAATAACTGGGTAGGCTCTTTTTCCGATAAAGAAAAATTATTAAAAAACGGGTATATCCAAATCACATTCGAACAATTTCAAAAACACGTTTTAAAAGAAAAAGAAATGGAGAAAAAAATTATTGGTTACAAATTAAATGGAAAAGTTGAGGTAGAAAAAGTGGCATATTTGTTAGGTTGTGCATCAACAGAACGTGACGGAATGTTTTTTTGGGAAACTCATTTTGATGGACTTACTTTTCTTAAAGCAAAAGAATTAGGGATATTAGATATTTGGTTTGAACCTGTTTATGAAGAAAAATTTAAAGTAGGAGATTGGGTAACAATAATTAAAGATTCTGGAGATGAAGGAGATAATATTAAAAAAGGGATAAATTATACCTTTAAAATTGCAAACATAGAGCAATCACTCTTATATAAGGATGTTTGGTTGATATCGGATAATGATAACAACAACGGTGTATTATCTGGATATTGCCGAAAAGCTACTAAGAAGGAAATTGATAAAGCCCGAACACATATAATTCAGATGCATTCTTCTAATAAAGGAATATTTGAAATTGAAGTAGTAGACGGTAAAGCTTATTATCGACCTGAAAATAAGGAGTTACCTAAAGAATGGATTAAGAGCATTATTAATTATTATGATGATATTTTAACTTCTTATGCTGCTTCACTCAATCCTTATGAAATAAAGATTGCATCTATTAAAGTGGGATGCATGGAAGGAACACGTGAAGAAGATTGGATGAAGGTATATAGCCTTCTGAAATAAAAAAAGCAATATATTATATAATAAACCCTCTACATTTGGTAGAGGGTTCTTTTGTCGTCACAATTTTTATTGTACATTCACATCATAAAGAAAATTAAGGTTATGGAAAACAAAGAAACAATTAAGGTTGGCGATACAATTAGATGTATCAAAACATTTTGGAATAATGAGACACAAACCCAAGTCAAAGAAGGTTATATTGTGAAAAATATGACCCAATTTGGTATTGATTGCTTGTCACACCCCGAATGTTGGGAAGTAATTCAACCCGAATCAGAAGAGACAGAATGTAATGAGTGTTATGGCACAGGAACAGTATGTTATTCATGTTGTGGAGATGATATTAAAGGTAATGATTATGATTTATGCCCCACATGTTACGAACATTGTAGTTTAGAAGAAGAAGAATGTGAATCATGTGGTGGTTCAGGCAAAGAAAGTTTGTAATTTCAATCAAAAGAAAAAATAAAAAAATAAAAAAAATAACAAGGCAAAGAAAAATTATTAAATTCAATTATTAAAAAACAAAAAAAAATTAAGGTTATGAGCACATCTAAAAAAGCAAAAGCAACAAAAGCAGCAAAAGCAACAACAGTAGAAATCATCGAAGAAGTGGTTGCAGTCGAAACACCGGTAGTTGAAACACCAACATCCGTTGAAGAAACACCAACACCGGTTGAAGAAACACCAACACCGGTTGAAGAAACACAAATTACACCTAAACGTAGAGGTCGTCCCGTAGTAGAGGGTTGTACCCGTCAAAAACGATTAGCTGAAATGGCTGCACGTAAAGAAAGTGGTGGATATGTGGGAAGAGGACGCCCAACCAATGGTGAAAGTGCCCGTCAAAAGAAATTTGCACAAAGACAAGCATTGATCGAAGCAGGTATTGTAATTAAACCGGGTCGTCCAAAAATGGTTGTGAACCCTGTGGTTAACGTAGAAGTAAATATCCCGGCCCAACCATCAGCGGATGTACCTACCCAACCGGAAGTATTGGAAACAGTTGAATCCTAAAAGAACACAAATTGAAAGAACCTTGATTGTATAGTCAGGGTTCTTTTTTTATCTGGTTGGGAGGCATATTGGTAATTGCCTATATAAAATCATAGATACCCCCGTAGGTTCGAATCCTACCCCAACCACAATAAAATTATAAACTATGGTTAAAATATTAATATCATTTGTTTTATTAATAGGTATTATTAAAAATGATAATGTTCCTGTTAAATATGAAGAAGGAATAGCTAGTTGGTATGGTCCAGGTTTTCATGGTAAATTAACTGCATCAGGTGTTGTTTACAACCAACATTTAATGACAGCCGCTCATAAAACATTACCTATGGGAACAGTGGTTAAAGTCACTAATTTAGAAAACGGAATAACGGTTGAAGTTTGTATAAACGATAGAGGCCCGTATTCAAAAGGAAGAATAATTGATTTATCCTCTAAAGCGGCTTCATTATTAAATATGAAACATAAAGGAACTGCTAAGGTACGTATCGAATATATAGGAAGTGAAGACGTGGATTAGTCACAATTTTTGTGTACATTCACATCAAATAAAAAATTAAGGTTATGAATAAAAAACCAGACGAAATTCTCAATTCAATTAAAAAGGAAGTTGTAGAACGAAATATCACCAAAATAAATGATATTGAGCGTCGTGCTGTGAAATTACAGCAAAAGATGGATTCATTAAGAAGACAATGGGATAAGGCTTATAATATAGTACGTAATACAGATGAGTGGAAAGAGAGATGTAACCACTTTGAAGTGGTACATAATTATTATTTTGAAGATGTGTTAGCATAAAAACCAAACAATGAATTCAATAACAAAAATAATGCATGTGATCTATCTTAAATTAAAAGAAAGATTTGATCCAACAAAACCAGCAACACAGGAAGAAAAGTATTGTGCAGAAATATGCTTGCAGTTAATTAGTAACCCAACAAGTCGATTAACATATGCTCCTATTTCAAACAAACGGTTTATAAAAAATGATGATAAATCTATATTTGTTGTCATTAATTACCGTACAGTGAACATCATCAATCATGTTTATGGTTACAATATATTCATTGAAGATGAATCACTATTAAACCAAATAATCAGTAGTTTTGATGGTGTATTGGAGGCAAAAAGACAAGAACTTGAAGCAGAAATGACGGCTAATGTACGTCATTCATTACAAAAAATATTAGATAAAGTTAGTTAAATCCATTGTGTTTGGTATTTATTGATCAGGAGGGGCTCGTCAAAGCCCTTTTTTACATTCACATCAAATAAAGGTTATGAAAACAATTGTCAGAATTGAACATGAAGATGGATGGGGAATGTTCCGCAATAAAGAGAACAGATATGTTATAGGAGAAGGAAATAACCCCATAATGAACAGATTATGGGATAGACACAGCACTTGGACTATAAATGGTGGTATGCCTGTTCCATCAAATGATGGGATTGATATGGATTTAGGATGGAAGGAATGGTTTTGTGCTTTTAAATCTATGGAACAATTTAATAATTGGGTCAAAAAAGATGAAGCCAAAGAATTATTAAAATTTAACTTCAAAATATTGTTATTAGAAGTTACTGAATATCAAGAAGGGGGAAATCAAATTGTGTATACTAAAGAATCCATTGTTAGTGAAAGAGATATATCATCTCTGTTTGAGTAAAACATAATTGGTTTTGTCACAACCCTTGTGTACATTCATGTCAATAAAAAAATTAAAACAATGAGCAAAGTAAAAGTAAACCACAATGGTACCGAAATCCAATTTGACGGATTGGATGTTAAAATCAGTGATGAGATTGTTCGAATAACAGAACAACATCTTACACCGGAGCAGATTGAACAACTTGAAGCAGAATTCTTCATGGAACAAATGTTGATTGAACAGGCCGAACAAAAGTAGTATATTCACCCCATAAAATAAAATAACAATGTCAAAACCAATAGCAACAAAAGAATTTACAACAGAGTTAGTGTTAGAGCGTACATGTACCCCTGTACTTGAAAATTTAGGTGTGTACAACAACACAATGGATTTATACATCCACGATGATAAACGATCTGGATTTATAGAATGGTCATATGAAAATGATACTGATAGTGATGTTGAAAATATTGGATTGTGGTTTGATGGCAAGACCGTTACTGATTATGATGGTGTATTTGAATTACCCCAAGAGGCAATCCAGTTGTTAGAGGAAAACGGATATGATTGTACAGATGTAAAATAAAAATTGGTAGTCAAAACTGCGTTTGTACATTCACCTCAAATAAAAAATTAAGGTTATGGAAAACAACAACAAAATTAAACTCATAGAAGAAGTATTAGAGAAGTTATTAAAAGAATCCAATGAGCTTTGGGATGAAGGTAAAGATAAATCCTTCATAGTTGGATATTTGGAAGGTGGAATTAAAGCAATTCTGAAAGACATTAAATAAAACAAATAGGGGGCTCGTCAGAGCCCCGTTTGTACATTCACATCATAGAAAAAGTTAAGGTTATGAGAGTAGAAGAATTAATCCAACAATTAAGTCAGTTTGATCCAAAAATGGAAGTGTTAGGTGAATTTGATTCTGATGGGGATGATTTCATGATAAAAGTCCATATTGAAAAGGTATACAAGGGTGATGGAAATGATGATAGTGGTGGTTATGATGATAATCGTGAAACTGAATATTGTATAATTAAATTAAATTATTAAAATTAAAAACACATACAAATGAAAACAATTAACTCAATTTGCTCAGTATTATTAGGTTTAGTGTCTATGTATCTGATGATTACATCTGACACAACATTGTTATTCGGAGCTGGATTTGCCTGTTTACTAATGGCTATCATATTCATGAATTTCGTGATTATGGATGAGCAAAAACAGGAAATTGAGCGTTTGAGGCATATCATAATGAAAAAAATGATGAATGATTGATAACAAAAAAATATCATAATATTTCATCAAAGCGGCTAATATAGTCGCTTTTTTAATCTGTAATCTATACCATATTAAAAGGGAAGAAATATGTGATATCGGGCCGATAGCGGGGTGATATTATGCCGCTCCCACGCCAATTGCGGTCCATCGATGGGGCGTATATATGGCGTTAAATTCGATGTATTTTCAGCAGAAATACAATCTTTACCATCGACAAATATATACCTATATACCCACCATCAAACAACACAACCCCCATTAAAAATACACAGTTTACCCCACAAAATGTCTTATTTTTCCGAAATAACCCTTTTTGTTTTATTTTACGAAACCCCAAAACCTCCTTTTAATAAAAATTTTACATATACAAAAGTATATACTATATTTATTATCATGAAAACATATAAGATAAAATCAGAAGACAAAGCTGCTTTCTTAAACAAGCTTGAAAAATTAGGAATAAAAGTTGGTAGTAACGCTATAAAAGATAATAAACTTGAAGGTTATTTTACTTTTACACCCTCTAATGAAGATGAAGAAGAAATTTTGAAAAGCGTTTTTAAACAATCTCCTAAAATAGATGTTTTAAAAGAATATATAAAACGTATTATAAGAAAAGAACTTTCTTTTTAAAAAACGTGCCTGGCAAGTTTTCTTTTCGTATTTTTTACTAAAACAATTACAAACATTTCAAACAAATATATATGAATGGAAGAAATGTATATGTATATATAAATATAAGAATATGAGATATAAAAACAACGTTTTGGATAAATTAAACCAATTGGATATTTCTGTAAATAGATTACAAATTCAAGTTAACAGAAATGCAACAAAAGAGCAAATGAGCGAATCTACTCAACACTTAAAAGATATTATCGAAGAAATCAGGAATACTATATCAATAGAACCTGATGATTTCGAAAGACAATTTTCTGGAAGATAAAAAAAAGCAATAAATTATGGAAACACTATTATGGATATTAGGTGTACACCTATTGGAAGTTATTCTGTATTTAGGTTATGTCCTAATTATGAAGAATAAAAAAATGGAAGAAGTATTAGTTTCTCAACAAGAAACCATAGATTCTATAAAAATATTAATAAATAGAATGGATGATAACTTTAAAGAAATAGATCAAAAAATATGGGTTTCTGAAGATCCGGAATTAAATGGGGCTTTAAATAACATAAAAGAAATACAAAATATTTTAAATTCAATAAAATAAATATGAATAAACAACCTCAAGGAGAGTTTTTGTGGAATGAGACTAATTATTTCTTAGAAGAAGACGAAATATTGTTTAATAAACAGGGAAAAGTAAGGAAACGTAAACCCAAAGAACCACGAATGTATTTTACTGAAGATACAGAAAACGCCATTATTGAATATCTCCAGTGTGACAACCCAATAGAGCGAGATAAAATTTATAAGGAGCGTATGCAATATGCTTTATATAAATTGGCAGAAAACATAATACATACTTTTAAATTTTATTATACTGACTCAGATACAATAGAAGAATTAAAGCATGAAGTTATAGTATTCATGTTAGAAAAATTACATTTATACCACCATAGTAAAAATATAAATGATAAATTGAATAAAATATCTAAATTTTGGAATGAACATTATGATAATGGATCTTTTCTAGAGTTTACTGGTAATTCAATAAAAGTAACTCAGGATCAGATAAACGAATATATTGAAAAGTATATACGTAGTAATAATGCACTTTATTTAGATGAAATTAAGCAAATAACTCCTCCTAAAGCTTATTCATATTTTGGGACTATAGCTAAGCGTTATTTGATTATATATAATGAAAAAAATTATAAAAAACTTCAAGATTATTCTGAATTAGAAGAAATTAATGATGATTCTCCTTTTACCCCATATGATGAAAGTGATTATACTGAAAATAGAGAGAATGATTATAGTATATTTTTAGATCTATATATTAAATATGTAGACAAACATTTATATAACCTATTCCCTAAAAAATCAGATTATAAAACAGCGGATGCTATTATAGAATTATTTAGAAAGAAAGATTCATTAGATGTTTTTAATAAAAAAGCTCTTTATATATATATAAGAGAAATGACTGAAGTTTCAACACCACAGATAACTAAAATAACTAAAAAATTAGATGATCTCCGAAATGTATTATACAATGAATATTATAAGGAAGGGACTATAAAAATTTAAGTGAAATATATTTATGTTGGAATAATAATTAGAATAACAATTATGGCAAATTTTGATAATATTATATTATTTGATAAAAAATCATTATCTGATATATTTAAACAAATACATAAAAATAATAAAGATACTGATAAACAAATCAACGAATTAATAGATGCTATCAAACCATTAGCATCATCTAATGCGGGCTCAGCTGTTATGTTAATGCCTACTGTTAAGGATTTAATAGATGTAAATGTAAAAAATAATGATCAGTTAATAAAAATGGCTGGTATAGTACAAAGAGCACAATCATCAGTATCCGAATCATCTGGATTTGATTTGGGTAATTCGGAAGAAATACAACAATTATTAGATGAGCAAAGAAAAATCCAAGAAGAAGGTAATAAATTATTAGAAGAATCTACTAAAGTATTACAACTAGAAAATGAGAATAAGAGATAATTTAGGTGGTTTAACAGCGGCTTCATCTAATCCTAGAACGCCAAATGTAACCTTCCCCACTCAGATAGGGAAGGTTTTCGGTGTGTTATTAGATGAAAATACTCCTTCTAAAGAATTATTTGAAAAAAATGGAGGGTGGTCTGGGATAGGGACTGTGTTTTATTTAGATTATAATCAGTCAAAAGACCTACAATTAGAAGATATAAATATTAACCTATGTAAGATTGCTAAACCTTTTATAACCAATGGGCAAGATTACCCACTAATAGGAGAATTAATATATATAATAGAAGCTCCATCTTCTCTATCTCAGATTAATACAACTCAAACACAAAAATATTATTTAGGTTCAATAAATATTTGGAATAATAATCAACATAATGCTCCTGGAAATGGAGAATTGGGTAAAACTTTTATTGAAAATAATGATATACGACTTTTATATCCATTTGAAGGAGACAGAATAATTCAAGGAAGAAAAGGAAACGGGATTAGATTTGGAAGTACTGTTAAATCTAAATCAAAAATAAATAATTGGAGTAATATAGGTAATAATGGTGATCCTATACTTATTATAACTAATGGGTATGTTTTAAAAAATAAAGAAGAATTAAAACCCAACTTAGAAGACATAAATATAGAAAAATCATCTATATGGATGACATCAACCCAATCTGTTCCTTTAAATCCAGGAGCTAGTATTACAAATCCTAGAGTAAACACTATATTACCTAAAAATTATTACAATTCTCAGATAATATTAAATAGTGATAGAATAATAATTAATTCTAAAAAAGATGAAGTTTTAATATTTTCTAAAAAAAATATAGAGTTAAATACAGATAATATATTAAACCTAAATGCAGGAGAAATAACTAATATTAATTCTCCTAAAATAATGTTGGGTTTAGAAGAAAATGGAGAATATCCAAACGAACCTGCTTTGTTAGGTGGAAAAACACATGATTTAATATTAGTATTATTAGAAAGTTTATCTAATTTAGCTTCATCATTATCAGAAGCTAATGTAACTACGTCTGAAGGAACTTTGCCTGTATTACAATGTAATACTGCTGGGGAAAAATTAAGTAGCAATGTTGAAAAAATGATAGAAATATTAGGAACCATAACATCTGAAACGGTATATTTAAAATAATGAATAACAATATAAAATCATATCAAACTAATGTGTCTCCCTTAATAAACCCAGATATAAATTCGGTTTTAGGTAAATCTATTCCTAAAACATTTGGGGACCAAGTTCCTGTTATAGGTGAATCAGCTTTAACAATGGCTTCTAACAGTAAATTAGGTGCTCTGTTAAAAGAAAAAACTGAGTTGGTATTAGAAGGAATAGATATTGAGATTGAACATCAAACCAATTTACAGAAGATAGAAATTAAACATACTTCCTCTAAAAAAATAGAAAATGGTAATATATCTGAAATTCCGGCTGAATTGGATGATGAAGGATATAGAAGTGCTCTAGAGGTTGAGAATGATAATTATCAAAAAGCCAAAGAATTACTACAGATAAGAAAAGATCAGAATGAAAAAAACATAAGTGAATTAATAAAAGATCCTTTTAAAAAAATAAAAGAGAAGCAAAAAGAAAGAAAAGCAAAAAGAAAAGAAAGCAAAAATAAAAATAAAGAATTACAAAGAAAAGCAAAAAGAGTTAGAATAAAATCATCTTTAAAAAGTGCTTCTACTAGTTTAGTTCCTTTAATACCTTCTTTAATTTCAATATTAACTAATAAAATAATAGAAATAACCATGCAAAATGGTAAAATATCTCAATTAGTTGATAATACAAATAAGATAATAATAGAAGCTAATAGTTCTAATGATCCTTTAAAACTAAATAATGCTAAGTTAATTAGAGATAATGCTATTAAAATAATACAAGATAATGAATCTAAAATAACAGAAATTAGAAATCAAATACAAAGAATATCTATATATGTAAACATATTTAGCATTGTTGTTCAAATAATTTCTAATATCCCTATCCCTACCTCGGTTCCACCAGGAATAGGTATTCCTGTAAATGCTATAATGAAACTAGTTAAAATACTAGATAAAGCTAGCAGAATAGTAGCTCTATTAGGATCTATAATTCCAGTACTGGTTTCTTCTCTAGATACTGTTATAAATGAGTTAGAAGAATTAAAAAATAAATTATTAAATATAAATGGTATGTTAGAAATATCATCTATTACTACCAATAATAGTTTAATTAGTAATCCGAATGAATTTGGTACTAACTTTGAAACATATAAGGGATTTAAATTTGCTTTAAGAGAAGATAATAAAAACACTGTTAGAGGATTTAAAAGACATTATGCTGTTGCTATAGATAGAAATAATGTTGAAGTTTTAAAAAGTGAGTTATCTTTTACTTTAGATCCCCAAGATTTAATAGAAACACTAAAAATAATAATAGATCGAGAAAACCTAATACCTTAAATATTTATATAATATGAATACTAATGAATTTAAAAAAATAATCAAAAAAGCTGTTATAGAAGCTCTTCGTGAAGAACTTCCAAACATCATAACTGAAGTACTAAAGTCCTCTAACAACAGAATTACAGAAGAAAAACAAAATTTTAATTTTAGTTCCAATGATGTTTCAAGGGCAGATTTCCGTCAGTCTATTATAAATAAAATGGGATTAAATATAGATGTTCCTCAATCTCCCAATAATTTACAGATAATTAATAAAGTAAATGAAGATGGAGAAAGAATAAATCCTTATTTGAACTTCATAATGGATACAGCTGCTAACATGACTCCGGCTGATAGATCAGGTTTAAGAAATTTAGATTAATATGCCTACACCCCAGATAAAACGAATAAACCCTTTAGATTTACAAGGTAATATAGCCATAGGGGTATCTTTACCTTTTGATGGACCTATAGCGTTTAAGAGCACCTACAGCACTAAAGAACAAATTAAATCAAATTTAATTAATTTGTTATTGACTAATAAAAATGAGAGGATTATGAATCCTAAATTCGGAGCTAATTTAAGAACAGTATTATTTGAGGGGATTAATGAAGACACATCCGAATTAATAAGAAGTTTAATATTTAACAGTGTTTCTAATTATATTCCTGAGATTACAATAGTGCAGTTAGATATAATAGATAAAAAAGATGAAAATTCAATATATATAAATCTTGAATATAGAATTAATATATCAGGAATAAATGATCAAATAACATTACAATTTACATAAAATGAGTGAAAATGTATCATATTTAAATAAAACTTTTGATGGTTTTAAAACTAATCTTATAAATTATGCTAAGTCATATTTTCCGGAAACATATAATGATTTCTCAGAAACAGACCCAGGATATATGTTTATAGAAATGGCCTCTTATGTTGGAGATGTGATGTCTTTTTATATTGATACCCAAATACAAGAAAATTTCTTATTACATGCTAAAGAAAAAGAAAATTTATACGCTCTATCATATATGTTGGGTTATAGACCTAAAGCATCTTATGCTTCTATCACCACAGTTGATATTTTTCAATTAATCCCATCAACAACCTCTGGAGGAAATTTAGTTCCTAATTATATATACGCTGCTACTATCCCCGCAAATACCCAATTAACCTCTAATGGGTTTGGAACTAAATTTATAACAACAGATAAAGTAGATTTTTCAGATACAAATAACACAGAATTAACTTTTGTTGATGATAATTATTTCCTTCTGAAAAAATCAGTAAAAGCAATATCGGCTGAAATAAAATCTACTCTTATTCCTTTTTCTACCCCACAAAAATTTAGTGTAGCTAATATTAATGATGAAAACATACTCCAAATATTAGATGTTATAGATGAACAAGGAAATCAATGGTATGAGGTCCCTTATTTAGCTCAATCAACTATATTTGATAAAATATCTAATCCTTCATCCGGTTCAGATGGTATTCCTTATTTAATTCAATTAAAACGGGTTCCTCGTCGCTTCGTCTCTCGTCTATTATCAGATAATAAATTACAATTAGAATTTGGAGCGGGAGTATCTAACAAAAATGATCAAAATATATTACCAACTCCTGATAACATAGGTTTAGGATTAGTTCCTGGTATTTCTACTTTATATAATGATTATAATAAAGCGGGCGTATTTTTTACTCAAGAATACGGTTTAGCTCCAAATAATAATTTAACTGTTCGATATTTAGTTGGAGGTGGTTTAAACTCTAACACAGGAGCTAATACAATAACCACCATAGATCTATCTAATATATATTTTTCTAGTGGTATTGATCCTAATGTAGATTCTATGGCTGAATATATACGAAATAGCATAGCTGTTACTAACCCAACCCCATCTACAGGAGGGCGTAATGGAGATCAAATTGAAGAAATCAGAAATAATGCTTTAAATTCCTACCAATCTCAATTAAGAGCTGTTACAAGAACTGATTATATGACAAGAGCATTGTCACTCCCATCTGAATATGGAACTATATCTAAAGTATATGTAACTTCTGATATATCTAATGAACAATTACCTACGGTTACTACATCTACTATAGAAGAAAAAAATCCATTATCCTTAGATATGTATGTTTTAGGATATAATTCAGATAAACAACTTGTTTTAGCATCAAATACTTTAAAAAATAATTTATTAACTTATATTAATGAATATTTAGAATTAAAAAAAATTTATTGTTGGATAAATAAAACACAAGGAACCTT